ATATATCCTTCGATGTCAACTTCCTTCGGATAGCGGTAATATGTAAGGTAAACGGTGTCTACATCAAAACCAGACTTATACACCCTTACCGAATCTTCTCCTATTGTATAGAATGTTTCCCTAAAATCAAAATCAGGTTTGTTAAAAGAGTCGGCAAGAAGCTCATGCGGATTTTCGTTCTTAGCCTCCCACATGGTAAAATCAGTGACCGTGCATTCACCTTTGGTAAATACGCCTGATATGTTTGAAAAAGAGAAGAAATCAGAAGGCAATGAAAATAAAATGCTTTCCGGATTATCTTTATCTCCTCTATCATCAAGTTCTTTCGAATACACAACCAGCTTTTGGATATAACGTATATCCTCTTCATTTTTCTTATCAAGGATATAACGAACAAGGCGGTTTTGTTCGTCATTAAAAAGCTGAACAAAACGTGCCTTGTCAAGTTTTATACCACCGTTGGTCATGTTTTCTTCAGCCTTCTGTAAGGCCCGGAGATAACAATCAACGATTCTCATAAATTATTATTTTTTGTCAGCGTATTGATCAACATCGAAACCTTTCTCATCTTCCTTTTTCTCCTTGTCAGACTTAGTGCCTTCTATTTTTTTATGCTTGTTCTTTAAAGCGTTATACGCTTCCAGGACACGTGACTTAGTTTCTAACATCGACTTATTGGAAGCAAGAGCCATAGATGCAGAGATGGCGTCGGCGCCCAGGAGCTCGCCATTCAGATACAGTCCGTCGGTGTTGACGGTGACAGCCAAGCCCTCAATCATTTCCCTGATCATACGATGGAGTTTAATCACCTGCATCCCTTCGGAAGATTCGTCGTCAGATAAAAACCTTGAGCTTGCTTCTTTATACATGTCAACGTTCGTATTCTTGGCGTCAATCCAATTAGTGAATATGTATTGAACCATGCTCTGATCAAGCTCTACGCTGTATATGATGTCAAGATACAAAAGCAGATCGTAGATGCTTTTTCTTTCAGCCTCAGATCCTTTCAGTTTGTTCATGAACTCATATAAAATATCAGCCTTATCAATCTGACGTTGTTTCCTGATATCTACGGCCGTAGTCTTGTCTTCTACACAATAATAAGATTCGACATACATCGGATTACCATCTTCCTCTTTAGGAGTAAGAGACTTGGACAAAATAGCTATATACAACTCAAATAAATCACGAACGTCATTAGTGTAGAACAAACGACCATCATACAAGTCTATTCTGTAAGAATCCCAGAAATCGAAATTCTTTTGGTCCAGGTCCTCATTGACAGTTTCTTCAAACGGATACCGAATATTCTTAATACGCATATCCATTTCATTCTTCTTGTCTTCAAGTGAGTAACCTTTATAACATGCTGAATTGATGAAGAAACCGGTATCATACACCCTAAGATCCTTATCCCATCCACAACAAGATACTGTCTTGTTCCCAGGGAAAGGAGTCTTGGAAATGCCTCTTTCCTGATATCCGGAAGGAGCTTCTTCATCCATCTTACCTGTTATAACATAAATAGAGTCGGAATATATCTTCATTCCTCCTACGGTAGCCAGCAGTTTCTTAGACTCATGGCTTTCTTCAAAAATCTTTTTTCCCATCTTTTATATATCCTATGAAAACAAAATTTGCGGCCGGTTTTAAAGCCGACCGCAAGTTAATATTAAAAGTTATGATCACAAAGAACTTGGTAACAATTCAATTGTTACGAACCGGCTGGTATCTTTTACCCAAGCCGATACAGAGTGGCACCAGAATTGTTCTGACATACGAGGATGGCTGGATACAATTTCTTGAGCCGATACTCTGGATGACCATCTACCTTGTTCGTAACCCCACCACATAGAACCGATATCAGGCTTAACGTAGAATACGTTGCTGTTGATATTACCAATACGAGCTTCGGATGAAGCAGGAATACCGGCGAATGCATTGGAATATTCAGGAGCGGTCAAGTCTTCCATAATACATGAATATGATGTGATAGGAGTCATGCCGTCTACCAACTGGCTTCTATCTACCATATCAACGTAATCCAAAGAAGGTTCGTGTTCTACAATGACCTTACCAATACCCGGAATAGTAACACCCTTGATCTTTACAGGTCCTAATTCAAGAGCATCGTTTGATCCTGTTACCGGGTTATTGATGATACGTTCTGTACCCATAAGAGGAGCCAAAGCACCTAATTGAGCGAAGAACTCATCACGGAAGATTTCAACGATGTTCTTATAAGCCATAGCACCTACCTTGAATTTCATTACACGATTTTCAATCGGCATATCGCTACGACCACGGAAAATATAGTCAGCAGCAGCCAGGAAGTGTTCGCGCTTGATACCGCCCGGACGTGCATATGAGATAACGAAACCACGGCGAAGTTGATGGTACAAACCTTCGTTTTTCATCAAAACACCATTATGACCCTTAACTCTACCTCCACGCATGAACATAAGTTCGTATGCTTCCATCTTAGCCAACTCAGCCAAACAGAACAAAGACACTGTATTGGCTACACGTGCCGTACGCATATCAATGCTTCCGTCACCAAGACGAGAACCGATAATGGCATAACTTGCATCACCTCCTCTGATTTCAGAAAGCTGACGAACTTTCTGGTAAGCCTTGTCGATGAAATTCTGTGTACGTTCGTCCGCATAAGCCAAAGACTTAATACCAGCGTACATAGTCGTTTCACCTTCAACACCACGGTGTCCACCAAGCGTAAATTCACAAGTCATAGAACCGGCCTTAGAAGCACCTCCTACACCAGAGAACTGAGTAGAGAACTCACCAAGAACGTTTGTTACCTTCCAGTATTTAATACCGGCGCGAAGCATGTCTTTCGGGAAGTATTTAGCACGAGAACGACCCCACAGCTTACACCAATATCTCCAGTTTTCACCTTCTTGTTTCGGAGGGCGCTCTGTAGAGATAAGAGCCTGGCAACCGTTAATCACATCGTAAGTAATAACATCTCCTTGTTTGAATTGTGCATTCAACACAATTTCGAAGAAGCTTTCATCAATACCAGGTTTTGCATATTTCAAAGACGTGTCTTCTACTGTAACCACCTCATACGTTTCTGATACCGGAAGATCATAACGGAATGAACCATTGATACCATTTACGGTAATAGTAGCATCCTGTTTAATCATACCCATATACATAGGCAGAGGATAGTTTGTAATGTTAGAAAACAACTCAAGCATACCCAGATGGTTCTTATCCGGATTTTCGTAGTACCAATCTTCTAAAGAGCTAAGATCGTGCTCTACGATACTTTGCTTAACGACTTTAGCGTCGGTATATCCAATCACCGTGTCACCATTCATGGTGGCCGGGAAATTTTTTGTTAAAAGTACATTAGCCATGAACGAAAAAATGTTTTAATTTTTAATCTATACTGATTTCATCGAACTTCACACCTTGAACTTGATCACCTTTATCATCTACCGGAGCTACCCTCTTGTCTTTATTTGTGTGGCTGATGAGCTTATAAATTTTCTTCTTCTCATCAACTACAGCTTGATTCGACTTCTGTTTTATGAACTCTCCTGGGTTCATAAGAAACATAATCAAATCTGGCGCTTCTTCCGGATTCATCATCATCTCCCTTACCCTATTAAATGCTTTGGTAATTCCGGGATTCGATTCAGAAGGTTTTAGGGCAAAATCAAGAGCTTTAGATACCATAGTGTCATTTAGCTGATACTTTGCCTGGATAGAAGACTTAAGGTCTTTCTTATACCTTCTAAAATCTTCTGCATCCTTCGCCTTCTTTTCGGCAGCCTCTTTAGTACGTTGCTGGATAATATCATCCATTCTCTTATCAAGCTCAGCCTTATACTTTATAGCCTTTGCTTCAACATACTCTTCTCCTTTATTGATAATGCCTTTGAAAAACTCATCAGCTTCATCTTTAGGCAACCCAAGAAGATCAACATAATGGCGAACGATCTTTATCTGATCTGCTTTGTTTTCAATGTCAAGCTTTTCTATCGGAGCGACATTCGTATCATATTGCTTAAGAATATCAACGATATTAGCGCCAGCCTTATCAGCCTGAATAAGCTTCTTGGTAATATCAGAAACAGAAGTAACATCTATCTTATCCTTAACAATATCCTCTTTCTGGCTTTCAAGGACTGTAGATAGTATGTCACACAACGAATCTTCTTTACTAAAATCAAGATCATTGATAGTAATCTCTTCGCCGTCTTCACCGCTAAATACCACATCTTTCAAATCGGGAATGATCCCTCTTGAAGAAAGGGCATCCAATACTTTTCTGTAATTGACAACCGGGGTCTCTACCGGATCCTGTTTAACGTCAACCACATTCTCTTCTCCTTTTTTATCCTCTTTAGGATCAGGAGTAGGATCGACAACCGGCTCTTCTTTAATTTGAGAACCTTCTTCTACAGGCTTCTCATCTTTTTTAGCCGGTTCATTACCATTAATAGGCAGAATATCTTCTTCCCTATTATAAACATCATCAACTGGACCGATACTAAAAATATCGTCCAATTCTACTATTCCATTTTTTTCTAATTTTCCCATACTGCAAAAATATTTAAATACCTATATTTCAGACAAAAAACTTATAAGTGTTTAATCTTCACTAAAAATTAAACATCCCCAAATTTTATTAGAGATTTTCTAATGAAATTTGGGGATGTTTAATCCTTAATTCTTATTGATTCCGGCTACATACCTTTTGGTGGCATCTTCCCTCGCTCGTTGAGCAAGCTCTTTGGATTTTAATTTTAACTCTTCCATTTTCATTCTCATTTCATCATCATGAAGTTTGGAATCGTTTTCAATTTTCTTATCCTCTATCCTTTCCTTGCTTTCTATATCAGCTTGCCTTACGGTCTGATCTGAAACAGAAGCCAGGAAGTTGAGGGAGGTGGCGTCGCTCTTGGCGTCTGCCGCCCTGCCTGCCGCCTGAATCTTCTCTTGAAGTATCCTGTATTGACCTTTCTTGTCTTCCAAAGCAAGTTCATGCTGACGTTGCTTATCCTTCTCAGCAGCTTCAGCTTGTATCTGTTGCTGGTTAAGCTGCATCTGATTCTGTTGTTGCTGCTGCATCTGACGCTCGTTGTATGCGCGAGTATTCCTTGCATTCTGTATAAGTTCCACCATAGAATCTGATGTGAAGATAGATGCAAGATCGTAAATATCGCCTCCGGCTGTATTTAGCTGCAACATGAAAGTTTTAAATTTCTCAAGCTCATCCCTTTTCTTGGAATTAGATAATGCCTGAACACCAAGATGCCTTAGACTAAGACCGTCGGTTCCTATAGATAAAAACGCTCTGGTAAGATCACTTTTTGTGTACATTACAGAAATATCCTTTCCTTCTTCCTGACATTGTTGAGCAACAGCCAGATGAAGATCCAAAGCGCGTTTCTTGAAGTAACCGAAGTTATCAAAGTATATCTGTGTTTGTAACATAGATGCTGTAACGCCCTGCTGGACCCCGGTGGCGGTCTCATACCTGTTGGGGCCGTTAATTACTTGAGGCGTGATACCAACCATTTCAAAACATTTCATCCTCGACCATTCAGCAAGTTCCATTCTTGTTTTAAGTTGCTCTGTCTGGGACAAATCATAGACAGCAAACTGGTTGAAAGGGACACCACCTTTCGTGTTTTGAGATGAGGTATCTAATGTAAGAGCACCTACAGACTTAGCTACATCAAGAAGGTTTGCCCATATATCAGCCACATCTTCACCCAAATCCTTGTATTCACTCGGAACCAGATTTATATCTCCTAAGAAGAATTTACCGATCTCCTTTTCAAGAATATTGTTTATCTGGTTTATGGAAAAATTATAGAATATTTGATATGGCTGAATCCTGTTAGCCATAGAAGTACCGATATATCCGGCAACAGGTAAAACAAAGTCATAGATGTTGCTATCCCCTTTTATCTGGTGATCGATAGGTTCTCCATCCAGATACAGGTTGTCCTGAGCGAGGGCACCTCCACTTATTTTAACCCCGTACCTTACCTGTGGAACGTAATCTACGAAATAGGTATTAATCTCCGGGTTCTCCATTCCCTTACTCATGGTTCTGGTAATTTTCTTAATACCATTTTCCTGTAAAAAGTCCTGAAGAAGCTCGTCGGTTACCATTTCGGTAGTTACTAATCCGGTTTCAGTTTGGTAGGTAATTACATACACCTGAGCCGGGGATACCCAATATGATTCAGTTACCTG